ACGATTGAGATGGCAATGGAACTGGTTGCGAAGAATATTGAGCATGGTAATCAGCAGGTTCTTGCGCGACTTAATAAGACCGAAGGTTCAGCTTAAATGGAAATTTGCTGCCTTCATTTTATAGTTTGTATAATGTTTTTACAAGGCAGAGTAGGGCGCCAGGATGCCACAAACTAGCGTGAGCAATCGGCCTGGTTCGGTGAAATACCGGACAAGTGTGCTGGATGGTTTGGTGCCAGAGAAGGACAGTCTGGTTATCGTAAGAACCAAACGACTAGTCAGTTGATTTGCAGGTCAACTTGGAAAACGCAACATGAGTGTTGAACATCCAGCATGCCTCTTGACGATACAACTCGATTAGATAGCGCAACTGGCTTTGATTGGCGTAACCCAGATTACGGTACAATCTTTGCATTGCGTGTTGATAGGCTAAGACGCTTACGCGCTAAGCCTGAGTTGTTCACTGCATTGCGCGTCTTTTACAAGGATAATCCTGCGCAATTCATCAATGACTGGGGAATGACATTTGATCCTCGTCTTGTTGAGCGTGGATTGCCTGGTGATATTCCATTTATTCTCTTTGAGAAGCAGATTGAATGGGTCAATTATACCATTCGCAAATGGAAAAATCGCGAACGTGCATTAACTGATAAAAGCCGAGATGGTGGCTTGTCATGGCTTGCGGTATCGTTAAGTGCTACGTTGTGCATGTTCTATGACGGTATGCTGATTGGCTTTGGTAGTCGTAAGGAAGAATATGTTGATCTTTCTGAAAGCCCAAAAGCACTTTTTTGGAAAGCACGCTATTTCATAAAGAATTTGCCTCGCGAATTCAGAGAAGGATGGGATGAGCGGAAGCATGCACCGCATATGCGGATTATGTTTCCATCAACCGGTTCCACAATGACGGGGGAAGCCGGCGACAATATCGGACGCGGTGATAGAGCATCAATCTATTTTGTGGATGAAGCAGCATATCTTGAACGCCCTTTATTGATTGATGCTGCGCTCTCGCAAACGACAAATTGTCGGCATGACATTTCATCGGCAAATGGGTTAGGCAATCCATTTGCGCAGCTTCGTCATTCTGGTGCGGTTGAAGTCTTTACACTGCATTGGCGAGATGATCCGCGTAAAGATGAAGCATGGTATGAGAACGAGAAGCTCAAGATCAATAATCCCGTCATTGTCGCACAAGAGTTGGATATCAATTATGCGGCTTCGACTGAAGGTGTTCTGATACCGAGCGAATGGGTACAAGCGGCAGTTGATGCGCATATCAAACTTGCGATGGAGCCGAGTGGCGAACGATATGGCGCGCTCGATGTTGCAGATGAAGGTGCTGATCTTTGCGCATATGCAAGTGGTTATGGTTTCTTGCTTGACTTCATTGAGGAATGGTCTGGCAAGAATTCTGATACAGCATTCACAACGGCGCGAGCATTCGCGCTTGCCGAAGAACTTCACCATGAATGGTTCCTTTACGATGCAGATGGAATTGGCTCAGCGGTGCGCGGCGATGCGCGCGTATTGAACGAATTTCGTGTTGCTCGGAAACAACGTGCAATTGGCGTGCGCGCATTTCGCGGATCAGGTGCTGTTATTCATCCAGAGCGCGAAGATGTAAAAGGACGAAAAAACAAGGATTATTATTACAATTTTAAGGCGCAAGCTTGGTGGGCGTTGCGCGTGCGCTTTCAACAGACATATCGCGCGATTGTTGAGAAGGCGCCTGTAAGTGCGTCAGATATCATTTCGATCTCTTCGAAGCTGCCAATTTTATCGAAGCTGTTGGTGGAACTATCGCAGCCGAAATATGAGATCAATGGACAAGGAAAGATTGTCATTGACAAGACGCCTGAAGGCGTGAAGTCACCGAATTTAGGTGATGCTGTCATGATGCGCTTTGCGCCGCGCGGAAAAGCGCCTATAAAGATTGCGCCTGGCGTTGTTCAACGGATTGTGACGCCAACGCCTTTGCAGATACAGCGTCAAATGCAACCGAGTAAAGCAGGTCGCTTAATGATGCGCGGTAAAATCAGAAAGAGGTTTTGAGTGCGAATTCTGGATAGTTATTGTGCGTTTGGGAAAAATGGTGTTTGGGAAGTTAATGGCCCAGATTTGAAAGCACCTGTTCGGTTTGACTCGGAAAGTAAAGCTATTCGATTTATGGATTACATGGAAATAGCACGTCGTGCTGGGCGCAGACAGTTGCAACAGGAATTGACAGCTTTGTTAGGTATTCACTCTAAATGAATAAATCACCTGTTTCGAGCAAGACAATAAAGCCAAAGATAATGCCAACTGCGCGTGAAGCAGCGGCTGCTCGAAAAGCTGAATCTGCATCAACCGTTGAATCTGCCACAACGCTCGATACAGCAAAGGTAGCGGCTAAGAAAGCCGTGATGAAAATCAGCGCTGCAACTATTGCTCGAATGCGTCGTCCCAAAAGGTCGCGCTCACAAGCGCAGGAAAACCCATTTAAACTGCCGAAGCTGCTTAAAGGGATCGTCCCGGACGGCGAACCGCAGCTTGCGATGGATAATGATATTGAAAATGTACAAGGAAATGCGTTTGCAGGCATTCCGGTGCATGGTATGTGGGCTGAGGGTATCGGCTTCATGGGGTATCCGTATCTCGCGATGCTTTCACAGCGTTCTGAATATCGGCAACCAGTTGAAGTGCTTGCCGAAGAAATGACGCGTAAATGGATCAAGATTAAATGTGAAAGCGCAGATAAAGATGAGGGTTCGGAGCGCGCACAAGCGCTCAATGACGCACAAGAGCGTTTTAAGCTTCGCGATCGTTTCCGGAGCGCGCTTGAACTTGATGGCGTTTTTGGTATTTCGTTTTTGTACATCGATCTTGTGATGCCTGGCGATAAAAATACGCCGGTATGGGAGAATGCGAAAGAGCTTGCACTTCCATTGACGCCGACGCCAGATAAAATTGGCAAAGGAATGTTGCGCGGATTTAAACCGCTTGATCCGACATGGATGGCGCCGAATATTTATGACGCCAACAATCCAATGTCGGATACATTTTATAAGCCACAGATTTGGTGGGTGATGGGACGACAAGTGCATGCGTCGCGTTTGATAACGATCCTTTCGCGTCCAGTTCCTGATTTGCTCAAGCCTGCTTATAATTTCGGCGGCGTCTCGCTTTTGCAGATGATGAAACCATATGTCGATAATTGGCTGAGTACGCGACAAGCCGTCAATGATTTGATTAATGCTTTTACGGTTTGGGTGCTGAGTACGAATATGGAAGCTGTGTTGCAAGATGATTCGTCGGGCAATGGCGGTGCTGGTTTCGAGGATCGTATCACATTATTCGCTGAGACGATGAATAATCGTGGCGTGATGGCGATTGATAAGGATACTGAAACGCTCGGTAATATCTCTGCACCACTTGGTTCACTCGATAAGTTGCAAGCACAAGCACAGGAACATATGGCATCACCTGCTCGTGTTCCGCTTGTTAAATTGTTCGGTATTACGCCGAGCGGTTTGAATGCTTCATCAGACGGTGAAATTCGCACATTTTATGACAGCATCAAAGGCATGCAGCAGCGCGTTATTGGTGATGGTGTTTCGCTTGCGCTCAAGATCATTCAATTGAATGAAACAGGTACAATTGACGAGGAAATTGTACACGAATTTGTTCCGCTTTGGGAGCTTGATCGCGCTGGCCAGGCTGCTGCGGAGAAGATTGAAGCTGATACGGATGCTGTGCTCATTTCATCCGGGCAAATTAGTCCAGATGAAGCACGAGGACGTCTAGCTGCATCTGATGGTCCGTATGCGGGACTTGAAGGTGAGGCGCCAGAGCCTGAAACACTTGATGATGACGAAGACAGTAATGTGAACGAGGATGATGCGCGTCGATTAAGTGCGGGTGGCGCGAATAGCGAAGAAACTGGCGGCAATTCAGGGGTATAGGCGTTGTGGAGGTTATTGGCGCACGTGTATAATGAAGCATCCGCAAAGGGGAATAAAAATGTTTGGAAAAGCGCTTATCATCGCGTGCGGAGTTGGTCTACTGATCTGGGTTCTTGTGGGTTGGGGAGTGTATCATCTCATCAATCAGCTTATTATGTGATCAATCCTTGTGCCTAAGTTGTGCAGTCCAACAGGGAAAGCAATCAAGCTCAAGCCTGTTCATCCGAACGTGGGTCTCACTGTGGGATACCGGCAACGCCTTGACAAGCTGATTGCGCAGATGCAGCGAAGTATTTGCTATTGGTTGACAGCACAATATCGCGCTAATCCGCCTAAACTTGCCTCGGATGCTTCTCCCGCGATGGACTTATTGAGAGAATTGCGCGCACTCGGCTCACGATGGCTTAGCAGATTTGAAGAAGGCGCAAAACGACTTGGTGATTATTTTGCCACATCTGTACAGAAGCGCTCAGATGCTGTGCTCAAAAGCATTTTGAAGGATAGTGGCTTTTCGGTGAAGTTTAAGATGACGCGCACGATGAACGATGTCATGCAGGCGACGATCGGTGCGCAGGTTGGCCTTATCAAGTCGATTGCGAGCGAGCATTTGTCAGAAGTGCAAGGACTTGTGATGCGCTCTGTGCAGGAAGGTAGGGCGCTCGGAGCGCTTACCAGCGAGCTTGAAAAGCGCTATCAGATTACACGCCGCCGTGCTGCATTGATTGCACGCGATCAGAATAATAAAGCAACGGCGGCAATGACGCGCGTGCGTTATCAAGAGCTAGGAATTACGCAAGCGATTTGGATGCATTCTGGTGGTGGGAAAGAGCCGCGTCCAACGCATGTTGCGAATTCTGGCAAGTTATATGATATCGCAGAAGGATGGTTCGATCCAGCAGTTAAGGAGCGCATATGGCCTGGTACGCTCATCAACTGCCGGTGTGTATCTAGGCCGGTCGTTCCGGGGCTTTAATTGGCCATCCAATCTGCATAATAAGTCTGCGCGTTTGGTTGATATTTTTCACGACAGGGTTTAAGCATTAAATGACCATACTTGTCCACATTGACGACTATCATTCGTAGTGATCCGAATGGTTTACAATCTACATCGACAAGATTACCAATTTGAGAAATCAAATTGTTGAGTCTTTTATTTTGAGGCGAAAGTCCGTGTTCATCTATATCGCACATCACCGATCTCCTATTCTGCCGCCCGGCATGCCTTGTTGATCTCCGCTTTGTGGCATTCCAGGATTGATTTCGCGCTTATGTTCTGGTGCACTCGGTACATTCTCCGGACGCGTCGGTATTGGCAAGCGTTCTGGTATGAAACCTGGATTTCGTGTTGCGGGAAAGTCAGTTGTTGGAGGTACAGGCGGGATGTCTAATGTGCCCTTGAAAAGCACATCGAGCATTGAGGGATTTTCGTGAAATGCAGCATCGGAACGTTTTTGGTCTGTTCGCATTTCCTTTGTCAGCATTATATTGAAATCTTTGAGGGCATCTAGCCAGTTGCCTGTTGCTAGAGATACACCAAGGTGCGTATCAAGCAAAATGTTTTTTCCATTTGCTGCTGTGATTTCAATTGGGAAAACTTCTGGATCATGCTCTTGCAGATAGGATGTGATTTTTTCAGTGATTGTCGTTTCGGTTTGTTGTACTGGTTGCGGTTGCTGTGTAAATGACATCTGCACGAGCGCGCGAAGCATGGATATGCGTTCAAGTCGCGCATGTGCAGTTTGATAGCCTTCTGTGTCATTTTCTTGCGTGCAATCTTCGCAGATTGATTGTAACAACTGAATCCATTCATTACTCATTTCCATAATGAGTGCGATGATTGGTCCGCTATTGATATTAGTCATGGTGTTTTCCTTATTTGTAAGTAGGTGTGAAGTGTTCACGTGCTAGCCAGAGTTCCCATCCTTCTTGTCTATTTCGCGAAAAGAAATGTACGGCGTACAATGGATCGGTTTTGCCATCATAATGCAGTTTATTGATGATGCCAGTTTGTCCAAGTCGTAAGATACGATCCCAATCCATCATGCCGCGATTAGGCGGAAACTTTGTCAATTTCACCATATCGCCTGGTATGAGTTCGCGATTGCTCATGATGTGTGCCTAATTCTGTGTAAAGTGTGAACAACAGGACTAATATACGTCATGCCGAATAATACTATGCAACTTGCCTATGATCGATCGCTCCGGCGATACGATAAAGAAGGGCGTTTGCATATCGAACTTACCCCGATAAGTAAGGCAAATATTTGCCCTTATTTTGGACGTGAAATCCCAAATGGATATAC